TACACCTCGACGGCCTACACCCGCTTGATGCCGGGCGGCCGCATCGTGATCATCCAGACCCGCTGGCACGAAGACGACCTTGCCGGCTGGCTGCAGACGGAGCACGGGCACGAGGACTGGACGGTTCTCAACCTCCCGGCCATCAGCGACGATGGAAAGGCGCTCTGGCCTGAGCAATACGACCTCGACGCGCTGGAGCAGATCAAGCGCGCGTTGCCGCCGCGGGACTGGTCAGCGCTCTACCAGCAGCGGCCATCTCCTGAGACGGGGGATTACTTCAAGCGAGAGTGGCTCCACCTCGTGGACAGCGTGCCTCCGATGGAGAGCATGTTGCGCTATGGCGGCTCCGACTATGCTGTCACGGCAAACGGCGGAGACTACACGGTTCACGGCGTCATAGGACTGGATAGCGAGGGCAATCCCTGGCTCATCGACCTCTGGCGCCAGCAGGCATCATCGGATGTGTGGGTGGATGCGTTCTGCGACCTCGTGAGGAAGTGGAAGCCGATCGGATGGGCTGAGGAAACGGGGCAGATCAAGTCCGGTGTCGGTCCTTTCCTGCTCAAGCGCATGATGGAGAAAGAGGCCTACGTCGCCCGCGAACAGTTCGCCACCCGCGGCGACAAGGCCGTCCGGGCACAGTCATTCCGAGGCCTGATAGCAACACGCGGGCTGCGCATCCATCGTGACGCGCCGTTCCTGTCCGACCTCATAAGCGAGATGATGAGCTTCCCGGTTGGCGTCCATGACGACCAAGTGGACGCTCTCGGCCTCATCGGCCAGCTAATCGACAAGATGAGCAACGGGCAGGTTGCCAGGGCTGCACCTGAGGCAAAGCCGATAGTTGGCAGCAGGATCGAGGACATGCACGCGCCGCCGCTTATGCCGGTGCGTAGACGCTAGGGCGGGACAACCCAAGGAGAACTGCAATGACCAAGGAACTCGAAATCCCTGCTGGCTTCCCGGACAACGTGAACCCCAGCCAGGAGAACATCAAGGCTTTCAACGACCAGCGCGAAGCTGATCAGAAGGCCGCGGACGAGGGCATCCGCGAGATCCCGACCGATGAGCGTGAGCCGGAAGCTTCCCCGGCCGGCAAGTCGCAGGTTCGCACCAAGAAGAACAGCGAGTAACCGATGATGCGTGAGACCGAGCTGGCAGACTCTTTGGAGAACTCCAGCGAGCCAAAAAGCTCGGCCTCTCTCCTTGAGGCGCTGGAGGACGCTCGCAAGAAGTTCGATGCTTATAACACCTTCTGCCGCCAGGTTGATGATGCCTTCACGCTGAGCAACCAGACGGACTTTGCCGATAACCACTTCGCCCTTTTCTGGGCGTCGATGGAGATCATGAAGCCTGCGCTGTATGCCAAGCCTCCCAAGCCCATCTCATCGCCGCGGTTCAAGGACGCGAGCCCTGTCGTCAAGACGGTGTCCGAACTCATCGAACGCTGTCTCGAAAGCGAATTCGATCGCACTGACGTTGATGGCGAGATGCTTGAGACCCGTGATGACCTTGCGCTGTCCAACCGCGGCGTCATGTGGGTAACGCTGGATAAGCAAGACGTCTGCATCGAGCATCTGGACCGCCTTGATTTCCGTCATGAGCCGGCCCGCAAGTGGTCTGAGGTAGGCTGGGTCGCTCGGCGCGCCTGGATGACCAAGAAGCAGATGAAGGATCGCTTCGAGAAGTCTTCCGGGGCCGCTTACGAGAGCGCAGAGTTTGAGGACCGCCGCGACAAGGACGACACATACGGCTCGACCGACAGCAGCGCCAAGGCTGGCGTGTGGGAAGTCTGGTCACGCGTTGACAACAAGGTCTATTGGGTGGCGGAAGGCTGCGACAAGATCCTCGATGAGGACAAGCCGCACCTCAACCTCTCGAACTTCTTCCCGTGCCCGAAGCCGGCATACGGAACGCGCCAGCGCCGTAGCCTCATTCCGGTGCCGGACTACAAGCAGTATGCGCCGCACCTTTCGCAGATCAACGACCTGACGGGCCGCCTTTATGT